CGAGCTCGCGAGCGAGCTCCTGGAGACCATGCTTTTCACCGAGAGCGGTGATGGCGGCGATACGGCTACGCTCGGCCTCGGCGGCCTTGGACCGGATCACCTCCACGTCAGGGGTGGTGTTTTCCATATGGAGAACCTTTGGTTCGGGGGTTGGTGATGCGGCGGGGGCCGCAGATTCGGTCGCTACAGAACGGCCGAACCCGATTGAGGGGTCAGCCGCGATGCTAACGACAGATACTTCGTAGGGCGCCCAATCGGTTGCCACGAAGCTCTCGCCACGCTCTTCCATCTTGTTGATGGCGTAGCCAAAGCTGACACCCCGTAGGACACCATCTTTGACATCAGCCATCACCTCTTTGGCGAAGCTGTTGCGAGAAAAGCGGACCTTTGCATAGCCACGCTTCTTTTGTCCGTCGATCCATGCACGCTCGACGACACCCACTACCTTGTCAGGATCGTGGTTGAAGAGCAGGGGAGCTCCGTCGTTGAGCCGTCCGAGATCAGCGGCTTCACGTTCGTGGCTCAGCACTTCGTTGCCGAAGTAGCGGGCCACGGGGTACTCGGAGGAGAAGGGGAACTCGAAAGTTCGATCCTCCACCTCCGCAAATGCCGTGACTTCTGTTCTGGTGTATTTGCCTTCCAGCTTGCGCTCCTCAGCGGGAGCCGCCGGCTCGGTTGTTTCCACCTGAGGCTCCTCTTGTACTTCTTCGATTGTATCGACGAGCTCTGCTTGAGACTCCTCTGGCAGTGCTGTCTCTTCCTCAGAGATCGGCTCGAGCGCCTCGACGGGCTGAGGTTGTGGTTCTGTGCTCATCAATTCAGCGCTCCATCAGAACGCTCGATTTGAACTTCGTCCACCTTAGTGGACTTCTTGCGACGCGAATTCCGCGCCCTGGCTGCAGGCAGTGCCGGATCTTCCTCGGCCTCTTCAACCGCGGGAGCCTCTGGCGCCGGTTGCATCACGTCTCCGTCAAGCACCAGGCCAGCATCACTCGTCGACTTTTTCTCGCGGGCGAGCTGCTGAATGTTCTCGTCGAAGTCGCCGCCCAGCTGCGCGCAGATCTGCGCCTTGGTCATGTAGCCGGCCGCCTCCATCTCGCGGTAGGCCTTGACCTCCTTGAGCGGATCCACCCAGCTCCAGCCACGCGCCAGCCACCTCGGGCTGTCGTAACGCTCGGGCCGCAGCTCAAAGTCAGGCAACGCCAGCTCACCAGTGAGCACTGCAACGTCGAGCCACTCACGGAACACCCGCATGTGGAAATTCTCGATCAGGTAGCTCTGCACCACCCGCCAGTGATCACGATCCTCGAGCAGGCTCAGGCGGCTCGAGGAGTAGTTGGTCTCACTGAAATCCCTCGACAAGGTCTCATAACTGCAACCAAAACCCGAGGCGAAACGCCGGGTCTTGGCACGCACGAAATCTTCGTACTGCGCATCAGGCGACGACAGATCCGGCACCGTGACACTTTGGCCGGGATCGAGGTACTTGAAGACCCCAGGCTCGAACTCTGTGATGCGCTGCTCGTTCTCGACATCGTCAGCCTCAAGCTCGCCCTCCGGCGTCGTCACGAAACCCATCAGCGACGCGGCGCTGCGGGCCCGCACCACTGCAGCCTCTTCGTAACCGGCCAGCTGGTGGGCATCGGTGATCACAGGCGCGAACCAGGGCACGCCGCGGTGCTGGTTGGGTCTTTCGGGGATAAAAAGATGAACGACATCCTTCGCCGGCAGGAACACGTGCTTGACGTTGTCCCGATCCGGCGTCCCTGAGAACCAGTAGTCGCCAGGGTGGCGCGTCAGGAACGCATATTGCACCGGGCGGCCGTAGCGATCGATTTCGACCCCCATCCGCCACTCGTTGCCCTTAGCGCTCACCGCGCCGTTGTACTCGTCGTCAAGCAGATCGCTTTCGATGATCTCCAGCGCGATCGGCACCTTGCTGCCGCCGAATGCTTTGCGGTGGATTCTGAAAATCACCTCGCCAGACTCAGGCAGCGCGCCCGCAGCCAGCCACTCAAACATGTGAAAGCTGTGCTTTCCGGCCACGTCGCAGTAGTCCTTCCTGGACCACCGCTCCCACTTGGCCTCGATCGCGCTGTTGATCCTGTCATCGCGCTTGTTGCCGCGCAGGCTCATCACCTGCGACTGCATCTTCACCCCCGCGCCGACCACGTTGATCTGGGTCGTCCGCTTCGCCTGCCGCGCATACGGGTTGTCCCGCACCATCTGACGCGACCGATCCCGCAGTTTGCGCAGGCTCGTCTTGATCTCGGCGTCAGCGCTGGTGCCGTTGCTGATCCAGTCACTGGTGAGGCGATTGATGATCGCCCCGGCATACGTGCGGCGCCGGCGTTTTGCGGGTTCCGGCTCAGGCTTGGGCCCGAATCCGATCGCAGTCAGTAGTCGTGTGCGGAGTCCCATTAGCGGCCAAACCTCACGTAGAGGTTATGAGGGTTGCCTAGTCCGTTTGCGATCATCGCCGCCTTATTCTCGCGGGCGACATCAGCTTTGAGCTTGCTTTCAAGCGCCAGCAGATCAGCCAGCTCGTACCGCTTCAGGCTTCTCGTCCCGATCCGGTACTCCTGGACGGCGCCGCCACTCATCAGGCTGCGGATTGCACCCTGCACCGCCTCGAGGTCTTTCTGCGCCTGACTGCGGCCGTCAAACGCACCAGGCGATCCGGTGTATGCCAGGCTCGGGAGCACCTCTACCTGGCCCGCGCCCAGCGTCGTCTTCTCGCCTCCAACAAGCGCTGTCGCTACGGCCTGGAAATACCAGATGCCAGCATCGAACCCGGCCGAGGTGCCAGCTGAGATCGTAAATTCCCACCCCGAATCCATCGGAATGCTCGTGACTGTTACCCCTTCACCAGCGGTGTTGGTGCGCAGGGAGTAGGTGAGGCCGTGAGTCGCGCTCGTGAGTGGGGCACCAAAAGCGTCGACCGTGGGGATGTCACGCCAGCGGATGGTGTCTCCAGCACGGATCGTAGGAGGAATTCTCACGGCCTCACCATTGGCGGACAAAACTCCGTTTCGGAGCCTTGCTTGATCTTAGCGGCGCTTTCTGCTGCCTTTCCACGGGCTTTTCGAGCCGTTTCTCCAGCTGATCCCAGATAGTTCTCCGGTCGTACCGCTGATACATCCGATTGAGGGCTGCGTATGCGTAGACCAACTCGTCGAGTGCTTCATTGCGTTGGCTCGACTTCTTCACCCACACACGCTCTGGATAGCCACGAACGAAGCGTGTGATCTGTTTCTCTGCTGTCAGCTCCTCGAAATACTCTTTGCCAGCGTCTGCGTAGAAGTGCAGGAACCCTGGCCCCGGCTCGTTGTGCTTCAGCCGGCCAAACAGCAGGCTTTTCACCGTGTCGCCGCCCACTGGGTACACCTCAGCGCCTTTCTTCAGCGCCCGGCCTTTGTAATTGAGATCTACCTTGGTGGGCTTGCCGATCGGTGGCTTGCCCTTCTGGCTCTGGCCCTTGATCGCAATCACGCCCATGTTCTGGCGTTCCCTGGCGTACTGGTAGACCTCCATCGTGTGGTGGCCGCCAGAGTCGATGCACACCACGTCCGGCCTGAGCTCGGCGCCCAGCGCATGCTTGAACGGTCGCATGATCAGCTCGTCGAGCTGCTTCCATGGCTCCGGCCGGCTCGGGTCGCCGTGGATTACCTGCCGGTCCACCAGCCACCCTTCTTCTTCGCGGCCCCAGGCCCACACGCTCAGGCTCAGCCGGTTGTCCTGCACGTCGCAGCCGATCGTCAGCGCTGATGCCTCTGCCGGAATCATCCGCTTCTCATAGAACTCTGCCCGCTCGAGCAGGCTGTCGGCGCCGACCTTCGCCGCATAGTCGTCTTCCCAGCTCTCGCCCAGCACCGTGTTGACGAATGTCTTCAGCGCTTCCGGGTCGCTCTTCGCCTCAAGAAATTCATCCCGCAAATTCTCCCAGCTGGCGTTCGGGCTGTAGCTGTAGGCCGCCCAGATGTGGAACGACGCATGCTTGCCGCTGCCCGGAGCAGTCGCCCGCCACTCGCCGCGCTCCACCATCCACCGCTTCTTGCTGTGCGGGATCAGGACACCGCACTCCTCACACACGTAATGCACCGGCGAATAGGGATCCTCCCATCGCATGTGCGCCCATTTGAGGTACTGCATGTGCCCGCAGTCGGGGCAGGGGCAAAAATACCGCCGCTGGTCACCTTGTGCGAACAACCGCTCGATCCGGCTCGCATCCTTCAGCGTTGGTGTGCTGCCGGCGATGATCTTGCGGTTCCAGTAATACTCCGTCCGGCGAATGCCCAGCTTGATCTGGTCGCCCTCAGGACCAGCCGACGGTGGATAGCCGTCCGTCTCGTCGAACATCACGATTCGACGGCTCACACGGCGGAAGCCTCGCGGGCTGTTGGCACCCACCAGGCCAAGCGTCCCGCCTGGATACTGCTTCTGCAGGATCGTGTTGGCACCGTCCTTTGCCTTGCTCTCGCTCACCAGGCCGCGGAGCACCGGCACGTCGCGCAACATCGGCGCGATCTCTTCCTTTGAGTAGCCCTGGGCGTCCTCGATCGTCGGCTGCACCAGCATCATCGGGCAGGGGTCCTGGTGGATGTGGAACGCGATGCAGGCGTTGAGGCACTTCGTGTACCCCACCCTCGCGCTTTTCATCACGGAGATCTGCTCAATCGCTGGATCTGTGATCGCATCCATGATCCCCTTCTGGTAGGGGAGCGTGTGCCACCGGCCAGCCTCGGCGCTTGATTCCGCCGACAGGTAGAAGAACCGATCGGACCACTCCGACAGCGTCAGCTTCTCCGGTGGCTTCCAGGCTTTGAGCGCTTCCCGCGCCAGGTCAGCGACTTCAGCCATCGCCTTCCTCCGCTAGCTCCTCGAGCGCCTCTCGGACAATGTCCTCGAGGATGCTGATCTGGTCCTGGGTTAGATCGGGGATCCGCTGCTTCACCTTCGACACCACCCCCATCACCTTGGTGCGGCTGATGGTGATGACCTCCACCCACTTGGCCTGCACGTCAGCCGAGCGCACGAGCAGCCCCTCTTTCTCCTTTCGCTCAAGCTCGAGCAGCTCCGCCTTCAGATACTCGGTGCGGGCACGGCTCTCGTTGTAATCCGGGACAATGTCCCCAGGTTCTGGAGCTGCGAGTGATTGCTGGACTGGCTTGGGCCGTGGTGCAGGAAATGCGGACTCCCCTGCCGGTGGCTTCGGGCCCACGCCGATCTTGGCCATGGTTTTGGCGTACCAGTCCTCGCGGAGAGTTTCAGATTGGATCAGCTCCTTCCCGTCGCGAGAGCGCACGACAGGGAGGCGACCCTGAGTGATCGCCTTGTAGACGGCCGTTCGGGAAACGCCCAGGGCCGCGGCTGCTTCTGACTTGGTGATGAGCGGCAAGGCTTGCCGGTGGTGTGAACCAATGTTACAGGTTTACAGTCTGGGTGGTTACACAGCCCAAAACCTAGCCCCTGAGGGTAAACTGATCGGTTGCCTTGTTGACGGGGAAAGGGGTGCCTTTGCGTGAGACGCAGGGGACTCACACCAACTTCGGAAACTTGTGCCTAGG